CTCGGGTCCCGGAAGGACTTAGAGGGCTTTTTGTTTATAGCTAGCTATGCTACAATAGAGATACTATTCGTCTCCATTGGTTTCGTCACTACCTTTGGCTTCGTCATCACCATTGGTAGTGTCGTCTGTCTTTTCGTCATCTACAAAAGTCATAAGCAAATTTGAAATTAGGTTTATAAAAGAGCCGACCTTTATTGCATTATCGCATATTTTGAGAGGTTAATAAAGTTGAAAATTAGTTACCAACAGGTTATCAACAGTAGGGGGTTGCGTGATCTTTTTTATTTTATATAATTGCAATATAAAAGGGAATGAGGTATAATAGAAACGTAAATATTTATACAGAAAAACCCCTAGCTGTAAAAAGCGAAAAGCCTCATTCCCATTTGGACTGGGGTTTTTCTGTTTATGTCCTTCAGCAACTGCATATAGGTTTGTATAGTAGGCCGAGGTAAAACTCAAAGCTATACATTAATTGTTGGTTACTTCCTGTATGCACTTGCTGGTGGGGATAGGTGGGCTAAGCAATACGCCTCTCACTGGAAGCCACTTAAAGTATTGCGGTAGGCTCTGACTCTATGCTGGTTTGATGTCTACAACGCTTATATCGTTTCCTAGACTGCTTGGCGATATAAGGTTTACCCTCTCAAGGCAATGCGGAGAGAGGAGAGTGAGCAGTAAGGTGTAGCAGAGAGAAAACTGCATTGGGTTTACACATGTTAACTTACAATTTTTATAAGTTAACACATGTTAACCTTACACCAAGGACGGCTAGTAGGATAACTCTATCTGGTTTAATAAAAAAAATTAAAAATTTTTTAGTGAGTAGCGGTAATAAAAGGTCTAAATGTACTCTTTTAAAGAACAAATAGCTAAAAAGGAATACCGGTTAGGAGAGCTTTTGTGTGTAGCTTATTTAAGAAGCCTTGGTAAAGAGATTAAGGACATATCAGGTAACCATGAGGGTGATATTGTAGAAATAAGAGAAGAGGGAGCGAGACTTTATGAAGTAAAGACTGACATGATCATGTCTACTTCAGGTAATATATTCGTGGAGTTAATAGAAATATTGACAGCTGAGGGAATTAAGAAAAAGGGATGGTTTGGTAAAACTTACAGTTATGTTCTGTATCTAGACTGGCACAATAAAGAGCTGTATATAATAAAAGCTCACGAGCTGGCCAAGGTATTAATGAGTGAGAGTAGAGATGGTAAAATAGTATTACATGAAAAATATGTGTCATTCGGAGTTCCTATTCATAAAGATAATTTTAAGCATAAAGTAGAGTTAAAAGAATTTTATGGAAAACATGAGCGAAGAATTACAGAGCAGTACGCTAAAGAAGTTGGATCTAAATAATTACTTGGATCGCTTCAAAGGTGATAAAAAAGCACCACCTCATGAGAGGGCTTACTATGTGGATGAGATCTCGGGGATCATAGATCGGCCATTTAAGGTAGTGCTAGGACTTACGAGAGACTGGCCGTTAGAGTGGTTGAAGTGGAGTTATTACGAGGCCAAGAAGGCTAAGAACCCTGCTATATACTGGTGGTGGTATAGAAAGCAGACATTGGTTCATTGAGACCAGCAGGCAGTACCATTGCAATGGGACTATCGCTCATAATAGTGTAGAAAGCTAATAAAATTTTGACCTTTATTTTTTTCTTCCTTTATATCTGCCTGTTGGTTTGAGTGAGCCACTGTAGCTTAATTGGTAAAGCGGTACATTTGTAACGTACTAACGGAGGTTCGATACCTCCCAGTGGCCTTGACAAGTTATTGCTATCTGATACAATAGAGTATATGAATATATTATATAAATTACTCAAAATACTACGTTCAACTGAATACTTATCTCCTAAGGAGAGGAAGGTGTTGGAATATAGGTTTGGTTTTACGCTAGGAAACGTAAAGACATTAGAGCAAACTGGTAGGGAGTTTGGCGTTACTAGGGAGAGAATAAGGCAGATAGAGTCAAAAGCCCTTTTGAAAATATGGGTTAAATTGAAGGGTGAGTTGTCCACAGAGGACTTGACATAGTATTGACTTCTGTTAAGATGGAGATAGTGCTGGGATATTCGTTATATACGATATTCTGGTAACAGGCGAAAGCCGAGCTGTCAGATAGGGTGCATAAATTGGACTTCCAACATTAAAAACAATTTGCTTTTCACGGAGTCCAAATTGTAAGCCGTCCTATCTGACTGTTTATTAGGTCGATCTTTAACAACTTAATATATGAGCATTATAAAATTTATTTATATGGAGTGATCCAAGATACTGCTGACCTATCAAGAGGTGGGAAAAGATGCGTCTACGGATACTCCATCAAAAACTAATTATGAGCACAATACAAAACGATGTTTTCGCAGAACATCAAATAGAAAACTGCGATAAGTGTGAAGGTCAAGGTGAAGTGAGGAAGAGTGGGTCAATACTTCCTTGTGAATGTACATTATCAAATTATCCTAGTGCAGAAGAAAATGACTAAATTAAATAAAATTATGTTAACTCTTCTTTATGAGGATCAAGACGGGGAAATGCAGACAGCTAGTAAGGAGGCGTTAACATTTGAGTCTGCTGAAGAGGCGTTAGGTAAGTTAGAGAGCTTTTTCAAGCACCAACAGAAACATGAATACATCAAAGAGTAAGTGGTCAGCACAGGAGCTGGTTGCTGAGGCCATTAAGGACGGCCGTGGAGGTGATAGGAAAATTGTTAGTTGGCACGCCTCGGGCTTAGGATCCTGCCTTACCGGCAGATATCTTGAGCGTTTGGGTGTGCCAGCTGATAAGGAATTTGATGATCGTACATTAAGAGTGTTTTCGGTAGGTCATGTATTTGAGGACTGGTATGTGGGGTTGTTAGAAAAAAAGGCAAAGGTTGAGAGGCAGGTTAGGGTTGAGGATAAAAAATATAACTTTAGTGGTTATGTGGATGCAATAGTCGGAGGAATGGTGTATGAGATCAAGTCAAAGCATTCGAGGGCTTTTTGGTGGATGGAGAAAAATGGAGATGCTTCAATACATAACAAAATGCAATTATGGTCATATCTTTGGAAACTTGAAATAGATGAAGGTCGGTTAGTCTATATTTCAAAGGATGATCTAGGTGTCGCTGAGTATATTGTCTTACGAAAAGACAAGGAACTACGCGACTTAGTTATTAATGAGTTAAAGGTCTTGAATGAGGCATGGGAGCAACAACTGCCACCGGAGCCGATAAGGGATAAGAAACATTGGCATGCGAAGTATTGTAGGTGGCATAAGCAGTGTCTTAGTCAAGATACATATTTATGAAACACGAAAAAAAGACGAGCGTACAAGGTGAATTCGCTAAAAAGGGCGAAGACATCAAGGATCAAGATATAATTACTTTTGTTACAGGAGCAACAGAAGTAGAGGGCAAGTATGGTCCTCAAATGGTATTCAGGATGAAGATGGCAGGTGGTGAAGAGAAAAACCTACCGCTTAACCAAACATCTATGAATAATATGATAGATGCTTATGGTGATGAGGATGATAAGTGGGTAGGTGTACAGGCTAAAGTATGGATGAATAGAGAGAATGTGCAGGGTAAATTCGTACAGGTTATCTATCTAACTCACCCCGACAAGGACTTAGAGGGGAATTCAATGGATGGCGCCGAGCAAGGTGAACCACCTGTTGAGGGGTACAATGAAGCCAGTATTTAGAGGAAAAATAGAAGAGGGCAAATTGGTATTGGATCGTAATGATCTGTTTAAACGTGCCATTCATGTATTTGAGGGTGAGCGTGTTGTTGTTACGGTTACAAAGCAATTTAACAAACGGTCGTTACCGCAGAATGCTTATTACTGGGGTGTGGTGTTGCCTACCATTTCAGAGGATACAGGACATACAGTTATGGAATTACACGACATCTTTAAGGGTATGTTCTTACCTAAACGAGCGGTTAAGTTCAAGGATAAGGTATATCATTTGATGGGTAGTACTACAAAATTAAGTGTCGGTGGCTTTGTAGAGTATATAGAGAGGATCAATGCAGAGGCCGGTAGCTTGGGTATTGTGATACCAACACCGGAAGAGGCAGGGTTTATCTCTAATAAATAGTTATGGTTAAAGAATTAAAATGTAGAGTATATTGTCATTGTTATCATTGTGGTGAGAGATACTGTGGCAGTTCAATGGGGGCATGTAACAAGTCCTGTGCTAATTGTAGAATTGCTGAAGGTCGGAAGTCGTTGGACGAGGAGAATAAAAAGATATTTGCTGATAGAGGTATGGAGTTTAACTGCAAGGTTTGTACATGAAAAGTAAAAGAAAAAGTAAGCTTTTTGAATGGCAACAAAAGGCAAATGAGGGAGGTGTATGTGAGAAATGTAAAAGACAGGTCGGATATCTCACAGTGGATCATGTTGTACCTATTCATTTTTTACATCGGTTAGATAACGGTAGGGAGATCGTATTAGAGGACGAGGAAAACTACGAACTTCTATGTCAGCCGTGTAATAAAATGAAAGGATCGGATATTGATATCACAAACTCCAAAACTGCGAAGTTAATTTACAAGTATATTAAACCTTACTTATGAAATACACGTCAATTAGAAGGTTCTATGCGTGGGTCGGTTTTATAGCGATAGCTTATTTATCAATAAAATTGATATTATGGCTTCATTGGGCTAATGAATTCATAAGGTTGAACAGTTAATTTAGCCGCTAATATAGAACAGGTCCCATCACCGGTTAAGTCGGCTCTAGAAAAAATGCTATAATAAACAGAGATATGATATGAAAGGAGGAAAAAGATGAAACATCCTAAAATGAACAATGTTCCATCCTGTTTCTGCGATAGGTGTGGCAAACAATTCTCCCTAGAAGAACTTACGGAAACGACACTCGGATCTATCTGTGAAGTATGTTTAGACCGAATCAAGGAGGGAGATATGCGACTAAAAAAAAGCTAAAGAACTTACAGATTAAGTTTGTAATTGTCTGTATTGCATTCTTGGTTTATCTCGCAAGTCTTTGTGAGAAATGGTTGGGTAATCAGAATAAGCAGTAATTTCAGTTGGAGCAAGGTGTTTGGAGGTTCACCTAGTATAAAAACCTCCACCACTTTTTTAATATGGTGAATTGAACAATTGTGCTATAATATAAGTAATGGCAATCCGATATAAAGGGATAAAAGGTAAATTATGGGAAGTATTTAGTCGCTTTATTAGGATCCGAGACTATATAAAATATAAGAGATGTATTTCATGTGGCCAGTTTCTTCATTGGAAAGATGGGGATGCTGGTCATTTTGTTGCGGCGGGGAATTGTGGCTTTGGTCTTCTTTTTGATGAACAGAATGTGGCTTTACAGTGTAAGGGATGCAATAACCCAGCATGGACCCCTGATGCTTCAATTCCTTTTGGTATAGAGCTTGATAAAAGATACGGTGTAGGGACGTCTGCGACTTTATGGGAGAGGAGACTGGAAATTAATAAAGTATGGACTGATGGTGAGTATAAAGAGAAGATAGAGTACTATAAAGAACAAATAAAAGAGTTTGAAAAAGAAAATGAGCTGTAAGTTATCCCCAATTCCGTAGCCCGTTTAGTCCATTTATGGTATAATAAAGGATGTCTATATTCTACAAGTCTATTCGCATTGGTAAGAACTTAAAACCTTTTGTGCTTTTAAAGTTTCGTACCATGATAGAGGGTGCAGATAAGGTCGGCCCCCCTTCTACTTCACAGGATGATCCGCGAATTACTGAGCTGGGAGAATTTTTGCGAAAGACTAAATTAGACGAGTTACCACAACTCATAAATGTATTAAAAGGTGATATGTCGTTAGTGGGGCCTCGACCTGAAGTATCGGAAGTAGTTGATCTGATGACTGACGAGGAGAAGGATATCATTTTTAGTGTGAAGCCGGGGATCACTGATCTAGCTTCATTGTGGAATATTAGGGAGGAGGAATGGTTAGACGGAGAAGAGGATCCTCATCAGGCATATTTAGAGAAGATATGGCCTGAGAAAAAGCGACTACAAATTGAGTATATTAATAAGAAGTCATTATGGTTAGATCTCAAAATAATAATACTGACTATAAAAAAATTGCTGGTGAGGTAAGGCGTAAGGTGCTTGAAATGATATATAAGGCACAGACCTCACATATAGCGTCAAACTTTTCGTGTATTGATATTTTAACTGTATTACATACTAAGATATTAAGGAGTGACAAAGGAGGGTATTTAGATAAACTTATTTATTCTAAAGGATGGGTTGCGGCGGCGGCCTATGTTTTTTTGGCGAGGTCTGGTGTTATACCTGAGAAAGACTTGGAGACTTATTGTGCTGATGATAGTAAATACATCGGGCTGGTTGAACCATACGTTAAAGGAATTGAGGCGGCAGGTGGAGCTATGGGACATGGGTTACCGATAGGTGTGGGCATGGCGATGGCTTATGGAAGAGAGAAAAGCGATAAGAGGGTTTTTGTTTTAATGTCTGATGGGGAGATGGACTGTGGCACTACATGGGAAAGTGCATTATTGGGAGCGCACCACAATTTAAATAATTTAATAGTGATCGTTGATAATAATAAATGGCAGGCGATGGGGAGGACTAACGAGGTGCTTAATATAGAGCCATTGGCTGATAAGTGGAGAGCATTCGGATGGGGAGTAACCGAAATTGATGGACACAATTATAACGAAATAGAACTGGCTTTGTGTGGGGAAATGTCCGTACCGCAAGTTATTATTGCCAATACTATCAAAGGCAAGGGTGTGAGTTTTATGGAGGACGACCTTAAGTGGCATTATAAGAATATATCTGATGAGGAGTATCAATTAGCATTAAAGGAATTATGAAAAAAATAAAATTCCCTAAACTTCCTGCTAATAAAAAACCTAAATTATTTTATAAGTCTAACCAATATATTAATGCTGTTTGGTGGGATAAAGAAGTTATTGAGTATTATTTATGGGATGAAGTAGCTTCAACATTTAATGAGGTTTTAAGGTTTCACAGACTATGAGAAAAGCATTTGTAGATACACTTACAGAGTTAGCGGAAAAGGACGATAAGATCGTATTAATTGTAGGTGATGTTGGGTTCTCGTACATTGAGGACTTTGCTGAGAAGTTTCCTAAGCAGTATATCAATGCAGGGGTTACCGAGCAGTCATTTATGGGTATGGCGGCTGGTATGGCATTAGCCGGATGGAAGCCGTATGTATATAGCATGATCCCATTCGTTACTATGCGGAATTATGAGCAGTTGAGAAACGATGTGTGTTATCACAATGCGAACGTAAAAGTTATCGGAGTTAGAGGGTCGGTTCATTATAAGTTTTTAGGGTTTAGTCATAATGTAGTACCGGACAATGAGGATGAGTTAATTTTAAAGCATTTACCAAACCTAGAGATATATACTCCTCGGGATCCTGCTGAAGCAAGAATGGCCACTGAGTTATCTTATAGGAAAAATAACCCTGTCTATATTCGTATATGAGTAGGTTAAGAGAGCCACGAAAAAAGAAAAAAAAGTTTGTCGTATGTGAGAATTGTGCAGGTAAGGCTTTTCTTACGAGTAAAAATGAGGAAACCTTTGAGACTTTATATGTATGTGAGCGATGTCAAAAGGCTAAAACTATAACTGTATGAGAAATAAAAGAATTTTAATTACTGGTATGGCTGGATCAGTAGGGTCTGAGTTACTTAAACAGCTGGCGCCAAATAACAAAATATACGGTATCGATATTAATGAGACAGGAATATTTGATCTTATAGAGGAATATCAAAATGAGGGATGTAATGTGCATGGCCGAGTTGGAGATATACGAAATGAGGCAACTGTGGAAGAGATATTTAGCGACTTCAAGCCACAAATAGTATTCCATGCGGCGGCTTATAAGCATGTTACTCCGATGGAATGGGCGCCTATTGAAGCGATAGATACAAACATTAAGGGTACTTACAATATTATTAAATATACAAAACGTTATGAAGCAGATAAGTTCATATTCATATCTACGGACAAGGCAGTACAGTCGGGTTCTATTATGGGCGCTACGAAGCGTGTGTGCGAAATTATGGTCAGGAACCAAGGAAGAGGTTTTGTTGTCGTTAGGTTCGGAAACGTGCTTGGTTCGAGGGGGTCGGTTGTACCGCTATGGCAGAAACAAGTGGATGAGAATAAGCCTATTACAATTACCGATCCTCATATGGAGAGGTATATGATGACTATTGATCAGGCGGTTAACTTAGTTATTAGTGCGGCTGAGATGGGTAAGGGGGGGGAGATCATTATATTGGATATGGGAGAGAGAATTAATGTACTGGAATTAGCGAAACAAGTTATTAAAAACTCGGGTAAGGATATATCGATCAAAGAGATAGGTATACGGCCGGGTGAATTATTAACAGAAAAGTTAATGTTTGAGGAAGAGGAGAAGGTCGCTATTAAAAAGGATAATTTTTATATAATAAAATGACTCTAAAAGTAGACGAAATTAAAAAAGACTTTATCAGTGAAGCTATTAAAAAGCGTATAGAGGAATGTGCAGAAGTGGAGTTAAGAGAAGCAAGAAAAAGGTTAATTAGAAAAACCCCTGAGATAGTTGCTGGTATTGTTGTTGATATTATGGGTATGTCAAGTTTTGAGGAATTTAAAGACAAGTTTATATTTACAATTAAAAAAGAAAAAGATGAAAGTTAGGTTTTTTGACCCCGGAAAGGGTTACCTAAAAATTAAAGATGAGGTTGATGCAAAACTTCAAGAGGTGATGGCCAAGGGGGACCTTATACTTCGTGATGAGGTTGAGAAGTTTGAGGAGAAACTTGCGGAGTATGTAGGTACGAAATATGCTGTTGCTCTTAACTCGGGTACTGATGCAATTTATTTATCTATCAAGTCGCTTAACCTTAGGGCAGATGCGCGTATTGCAGTACCTTCTCATACATTCAAGTCAACATGTGGTGCGGTTATTACAGCAGGACTTACACCGGTTGTACATGACATGATGGACGAGGTTAAGGATGCAGATGCTTATATTCCTGTTCATATAGCCGGTGCATTAAGTGATCTACCAAAAACGGATAAACCCATAATTGAGGATGCATGTCAGGCGTTAGGAGCTGTTAAGAACCCTGATACTTACTCACAGTGTTGGAGTTTTTACCCGGCTAAATTACTAGGTAGTTTAGGGGATGGTGGTGCAATTACTACGAATGATCCTGTGGTATGGGAATATGTGAAAGAGGCGCGCAACCACTTCAAAGGAGATAACCGAGACTTTGGTATTAATTCTAGGATGGACAATATTCAGGCCGCCTTTCTTAATATTAAATTTAAATACTTTGATCAAATTTTAGAAAGGAGGGAGCAAATTGCGGATATGTATTATAAGGCGCTGGGTGATGTTGTCATAGTGCCTCAAAATATCTATGGACGTGTATGGCAGGACTATATTATAAGAACAGGAAAACGAGATGAGTTGTACGAGTTTTTGAAAAATAAGGGAATTGAGACTATGAAAAATGAATATCCGTTCTCGCCTCAATATCCTAAACCTACTATTGTTAAGTTATACGAAAGTGAAACATTGCGTATTCCATGCAATGAAAACCTTAGTGACGATGAAGTAAAATATGTCGCAGATACAATACAACAATTTTACAGTGTGTAGTCGGTGTGTGATGGATACTACCGATCCTGATATTACTTTCAATGAGAAAGGCTGGTGCAACCACTGTACAGAGTTTATAGAAAAGGAAAAACAACGTCAGCTAGATAAAACAAAGTTACCATGGTTACTTCACAGGATACGAAAGTCAGGTAAGAAATATGACTGTCTCATCGGGCTAAGTGGTGGGGTTGACTCCTCGCTGACACTCCACTACTTAGTTGAGAATGGGCTTAAGCCGTACGCATATAGTGTAGATAATGGATGGAATACACCGGAGTCAGATGAGAACATTATGCGGTTGGTTGAAACTTTGAAGGTGCCATTTTATCGTTATGTTTTAGATAGTGATAAGTTTTTAGAGCTTCAGGCTTCATTTTTAGAAGCTTCAGTGGCCAACGTAGAGATCCCAACTGATCATATGCTTATGGCTAGTAGTTATGAGACGGCCGTTAAGAATGATATTAAATATATTGTTTCAGGTGGGAATTTAGCGACTGAGGGTATTATGCCTAAAGCATGGGGTTATCAAGCTAGGGACCTAAAGCATATCAAAGCGGTGTATAAATATTTCACAAGAAGAGAACTTACGGGGTTGCCGGTTATTTCGTTATTACAATATTTATATTACAGGTTTATTAAAAGAATTGAGGTAGTGAACCTATTGGACTATTACGAGTATAATCGTGAGGAAGCTAAGAAACTTTTAAATGAAAAGTATGGATGGAAAGACTACGGAGAGAAACATTGTGAGAGTGCTTTTACTGTATGGTTTCAGAATTATTACTTACCCACTAAATTTAATTATGACAAGAGGAAACCACACTACTCTTCGATGATCAATTCAGGACAGATGACTCGTGAGGATGCTATGAGAAAGTTAACAGCGGTACTTGAATATCCTGCAATTATGACTCGTAAACATTATATGAAATATCCTAAGAAAACTTACAAGCATTATCCTAATTCAGAGTTTTATTGGAATTTGTTAAGCAAAATATATGGATATATCCACAAATGAAACTGACTTTTATACTTCTGTTTTAAAGTCGCTTAATGAAATTGATCAAAACTTTAGAAATTATAAGGGGTTAATAGTGGTTGGATCCCATACGCCACTTAATGTAGAGGATAAAATGATAGAGCTTAAAAATGCTCGGGAGAATAACATACCAACATTGGGGATCTGTATGGGTATGCAATTAATGGCCATTGAATATGCGCGCAATGTCATGGATGTACCGACAGCAACGTCAGAGGAAATATCAAATGATGGTGTGCTTGTGGTTAGGCGGTTACCAAAATTGAGGGTTGGTATTTATCCTGTTACATGGGAAGGAGAAACTAAACAGGAGAGTCATTGGCATAATTATGCAATTAGAACAGACTACCTTAAGGACAATTTTGATATCAGCCACACAGAGGATATACCGGAAGTTATTAAATTAAAGGATCATCTGTTTTATGTGGGGGTACAGTTTCATCCTGAATATCAGTCATCAAGAGAAAAACCACATCCATTATTAAAAGAGTTTGTAAAAGTATGCTCACAGAAAACCAACTAAGAGAAAAAAGACGTGGTAAATATCTTCGCAGGAAGCGTAGGCTTGCTCATGGTGAACGACACCATTTTAACCGAGTGGTTAAGAAGGTGGATAAGACACATACAAGTACGTGGACTAATAAGGTATCTATGAGTATACGATATTGTTGTAGGTGGGCGCCCTCACTTGGAAAGTTAGAGGGTACACATCAGGAGGTGTGGGGTACAACTGACTATATTCGCAGAGAACATAAGAATTTACCGACTGTCTTTTTTGGGCTTTACGACTTGCGAGACTATATTGCTTTATGGAGGCACAGGGGACAAAAGTGGGTGTTATGGGCAGGATCAGACCTTAGGAATTTGGATAATGGCTTTGCTTTTAATGATGGAAAGTTGAAATGGTTGTCTATGTTAACTAGAGGAATGATGGTTAACATATGTTTACGTTGGATAAGAAAAGCTGAACATTATGTAGAGAACCAGTGGGAGGCGGATATACTTAAACAGTTTGGTATTGAGAGTAAAATAGTTCCGTCATTTCTTGGTAAGGTTGAGGACTTTCCAGTGTCTTATAAGTGTGTTGAAAAGCCTAATGTGTATATTTCAACACATAAAAATAGGGAAATGGAATATGGTGTGGATAGTATATTTCGTATAGCAAGAGAAATACCTGAGTATAATTTTCACATCTATGGAATTGAACCAGAGATGGGTGCTTATTCAATTAACATCACTTTTCATGGGAGGGTATCACAAGAGCAAATGAATGGAGAAATTAAGGATATGCAATGTGGACTGCGACTCAATGAGACAGATGGCTTTAGTGAGATCACAGCAAAGTCTATACTCATGGGTCAATATCCTATTACGCGGCTTGAGTATCCTTTGATACCAAATTTTGAAGGTGAGGGGGAGCTTATATCTTTGATCAAGAGCTTACCGGAAATGAAAACTTATAATGAAAAAGGTCGGGAGTATTATTTAAAGGCACTTAATAACTATCCTTGGAATGTTAAAAAGCACAAATAGACATAAGAAATACTGGCAGGAGAGGGTTATAGACTGGAAAAAGGGCTATCTTGATACATGGACACATCCTCACAGGACTCGCATTATTGAGATACTTCGCAAGATCAACTTTGTATCTATATTAGAGGTTGGATGTGCTTCGGGTCCCAACTTGTATCTTATCGCTAAGGCTTTTAATAATAAGGTCAGGGTTGGCGGTGTGGATATAAGCGCCAGCGCGATAGAGACAGCAAAAAAGCATCTACCGCCGGGTTCTGTTTTGGAACAGAGTGATGTGCAGGATATGTATTTTAATGATGACAGTGTAGATGTAACATTATCAGACATGACACTTATTTATATTAGTCCATGGAAAATTAAAAGGACATTAAGGGAGATAAAACGAGTGACTAGAAACAACATTATCTTTGTAGAATTTCATAGTAAAAACATTTTTAAACGCTGGGGACTGGCTTTAGCGAGTGGATATTATGCACATAATTACGAGAAATTATTGGAGAATGAAGGCTTTTATGATATAATGATAGAAAAGATACCTGAGGAAGCGTGGCCGGGCGGTGAACCTCAAAAGTCATTCGGATATATAATTACCGCAAAAAAATAAATGGATAAAATACACTTCATGTACTGCCCATTTACGGGTTTAGGACTTCATAACGGCTTCAGGGGTAACCGATGGCTAGAGAATAGGATCAGGGTTTTTAAACAGTTTGTGGTTTCTTCATTGGTACGTCAGACTAAGCGCGAGTTTATACTGTGGATAAGTTGGCGACCAGAGGAGAGGGATAACAAGATCGTACAGGAATTTGAGAAGTCATTGAATGGTATTGAGGGTTTGACAACAATATTTACTTATGGAGGTTTATGTTTTTGGGATGATAAGTATGAGGATGCTACAGCGAGTGCTAAATTGTGGCATTCATTGAGAACTACTTTACCCGAGTTGTCGTCTTATGTAGGGAATGCCGACAGGGTGTACATGACCATTCAGCCGTCAGACGATATGTATTTCAATGGTGCTGTAGAGGAAATACAAAAACACACAGAGCCGGGCGCTGTTGGATGGAAGGAGGGTTATTTAATAAATTATGCTACCAAGGAAATTGCTGAGTATAACCCTGATACCACTCCCCCATTTTTTACAATAGTATTCCAAAGAGAAACATTTTTAGATCCACAAAAGCATTATGCATTTACTGGCCCTTATAAAAGCCATGAGTACATAGGGGATCATATGAAGTACACACCGCTTACACATCGTAGGTTTGTAGTGGGAACTCACGGAGAGAATATATCAACCACTTTTAACCACCCGTATAAAGGTCGAGTATTACTAGGTCAGGAAGCGGAGGATGTGTTGATAAGAACTGGTACTTTATTTGCGGATCCAGTGGTTATAAGACAAGGCATGAAGTTATTTGCTCGTAAGGTTCTCAATGTTCTCCCATTCCAAGACACAATTAGAAATTATTATCATAAATTACCAAGTGTTTTAAAGGTTTTTTAGAGTATGTTTAATGACAAAAAATGGCGGATAAAGAATAGAGATAGAATAAAGGCTCGTATGAAAATATGGAGACAGGAGAGGAGAATACAATTATTAAAATTAGCTGGAGGGTTGAGATGTAAGAAATGTGGTTTTAAGGATGTTCGTGCATTACAAGTTGATCATGTTAAAGGTATTGGTACAAGAAACAGGTTAGGTATGCAAACAAAAGCGATATTTATTGACATTAAAAATAACCCTAAAAATTATCAGGTTCTTTGCGCCAACTGTAATTGGATAAAAAGAGTTGAGAACGAAGAACATAAACACAATAAAAGATATGTTTAAAGCAATTTTAGAGGTTATCTTTGGCTTATTTTCTAGGAAGTGGAAACTTAAGAGACAAAGAAGGATATTTTTTAAGAGGTTTTATATCGCACTGTGGACTAAGATATGGTCTGCTGAGTTTAAGCGAGAACAGTTTAGGACTGCTCGTGAAAGTCAACGTCTTGAATATGATCGTTGTAGAGAAAACTTAGAGATCGTCATTGAAAAGGTCAAGACTCTTAATGAGGTTAAAGAACCCACGAAGGATCAAGTCGATAAAACAAAAGCTCTTAAGAAAGACGAGGAAATATATCAAAGTCAAATTCAGAAGTTAAAAAACCAATTAGATCAATTTGATAACGCAATTGAGGGAGTGCAGGATCCAAAGACTGGAGTACTAACTGGTCTTACTCCTGACATTGATCAGAACAGGGCTAATATGGCTTTGTTAGAAGAGTATAGAAAACATCTATGAGTCATGACAAAACTGGAATTAATAATACAGCTAGCAAAGCTGGTACTCGGAGTCCTTTTCCTAGCGTTAGCGTGGAAGATATACACCGCAATAGTGGGCTTAGAGTCCTTATTACAGGTGATCTTGGGTTTGTAGGTAGTGCCACAAAAAAATACTTTTTAGAGAAGGGGTTACAGTTCGTAGGATATGACATTATGCAGGACGGATGTGATGTTACCGATATAAAGAAATTAGAGGAGACTGTTACATCATTGAGAGTTAATAGGATCCTGCATTTGGCGGCTATTGCAAGGTTTTCAGAGGCGAAGAAAGACCGAAAGTTGGCATTTGAAACTAACGCATTAGGTACTCGGAATATCGCTATTGTGGCCAATAAGTATCATATACCTGTTGTATATGCATCTACTGGCTCGGTGTATATGCCTATTGAACAAGAGGGTGCAATTACGGAGGAATTTGATGTAGAGGGCAATTCAGCATATGGGTGTTCTAAGGCGTTGGGCGAGAGTTTTCTACAGTACTATGGTGCGCCTTATATTATACTGCGATATGCTCATCTGTATGGTAAAGAGAAACGTATGCACGGACTTATTGGAGGGTTCTTAGATCGTATTGAGAGAGGGTTGGCGCCAATGTTGTATGGAGGCAAGCAAAGTAACGACTTTACATATATTAAAGATGTGGTGCATGCTAATTATCTTGCGGTAACTGCATCATGGGACAAGTGGAGTCAGGCTTACAATATTGGTACCGGTGAAGAGCTTACAGCGGAGAAGGCAGGTAAAATTATATGTAGTGTAGCAGGTTACAAAGGTAAAACAGAAAAACGAAAAGGTCGCAGTGTAGATCCCGAGAGGTTTTATTACGACTGTTCAAAGGCTAAGAAAATGCTCGGGTTTGAAGCAAAGTATAGTTTCAAGCAAGGGCTAAAGGATATGTATGTGGAACCCAAGCAAAGTAAAAATACATAAGCCGGAGACGTGTAACATCAGCGAGAAGGCCAAGATAGGCGGAGGTACTGTTATACATGCTGGTGTACATGTTCACGATAATGTGGTCATAGGTAAAAAGTGTAAGATACAGGCTCAGGTATTTATTCCGAATGGAGTGACTATTGAGGATCATGTGTTTGTGGGGCCTCAGGTGGGGTTCGCAAATGATGCTAAATTAATAGGTTTTAGTAATAACTTTGTACCGGATCCTACGCTTATACAGGAAGGAGTGAAGATAGGACTAGGGGCTAAGATCAATGCTGGTGTAACAATTGGCAAAGGTGCAATTATAGGTATGGGCGCTATCGTACTCAAAGACATTCCTGCAGGGGAAGTATGGGTAGGCAACCCAGCTAAGAAAATAAAATGAATAAACAAATGACAAGGGAAACTTCTGACTGTGAGCTTTGTAACTTTGAAAACCCCAAGGCTACAGTTACAGCAGTTATTATAGATCATAATAATTTATTGATGCTCAAACGTGCAGATGAGCCATTTAAAGGTAAGTGGGACTTCTTAGGAGGATACATGGATAAAGACGAGTCACCGGAGAGTGCATTAAAGCGTGAAATTAAAGAGGAGATAGGATGTGATGCAGAGCTTACGTTTATAAAAATGATATCAGGCTGGGCTGAGTGGAAGGGCAAGAGGTTTCCTGTGTTGAGTCATTTCTATTTAGTGGATATTGGTGATCAGAAAATTAAGCTTAATAATGAGAATAGTGAGTATGCATGGGCGCCGATAAGAACTGTTGGTGAGGTAGAGGACATCGCATTTGATACAAATATAGAGATGGCATGGTGGTTGCAGGAGAACTTTATATTTGAGCTTCCTCAAGTTGAGAAACTTATCAAACAGTTGGATCCTGAGGCAGAGGTTAAGGAACATTCATTGTATAAGGCAATGTTAAATGGATATGTCAGTAGGAAGTATGATGGTGTAGATGATCGTGGCAGGCCACTATTGGTGGGCATGGGGTGGATATTTCCAAGACAAACAGCTCTACGGAGACAAGCTGTGGTAGAGGATATGATCGTGGATCAGAGTCAGCGCGGTAAGGGGCTAGGCAGGGAGATATTGAAGGACTTACTTGCATGGGCTAAGGATCAGAACATGGATATGGTTGAGCTGACAACTAATGCAAAGCGTGAGGCGGCGAATGGACTTTATAAGTCAGAGGGGTTTTGGTTACATGAAACTAACCATTATCTCTATAATGTAAAAAAGGATGATACAAAATGGGCTACTCCCCCAAGTTCAACATGATCAATATAGATATAAAAAAAATAAAACCTTACGAGAAGAATGCTAAAAAGCATCCGGCTAGTCAGATAAAACAGATAGCCGATAGTATTAAGCGGTTCGGGTTTAAGCAACCATTGGTGTTAGATAAAGATAATGTGATCGTTGTAGGGCATGGACGTTGGGAGGCGGCGAAGATCGTGGGGTTAAAGGAGGTGCCTTGTATAAGTGCTGAGGACTTAACACCGGAGGAGATCAAGGCTTATAGGTTGGCGGATAATAAGTTAAACGAGAGCCCTTGGGAGATGGGGCTTGCGGTAGGTGATCTTAAGGAGTTGGATGAGGACTTATTTAGTTTGACGGGGTTTGATATGAGTGAGGTGGATAGTGAAATTGCGGCAGATGAGATAAACCAGATCGCGAGTGATAGGGATATTGATCTAGGGAAATATAATGTATTGACTGTGGAGGCGCCTGAGGCCCCGAGACTAAAGGCAAGGGCTAGTTTTTATTTTGAGGATATAAAGGAGTTTAGAAAGGTAAAGAAGTTTTTTAGTGAGAGTAATGGGAGGTTAGATACTAAGAAACTTTGTGATCTGATCAATGACTAAATATTTTTCAACATTTACAGGGATAGGAGGGTTAGACTGGGGGCTTGAGAGTCGCGGTGCGGAGTGTGTGGGATATTCAGAGATCAAGAGATCGTCAGTGGATATGTATCAGAGGCATTATCCAACTCATAGTAATTTTGGGGATATAACGACAATGGACTTTCATACATTACCGAATTTTGATATTTTAACTGGTGGCTTTCCTTGTCAGAGCTTTTCGTTGGCAGGACTAAGGAAAGGTTTAAATGATGGTAAGGATAAGAAAGGTGCTATGGTGTTGTATCTTTATAAGTTATTGGAGGCCAAGAAACCGAAATATTTTGTGCTTGAGAATGTTAAAGGGATATTGAGTCATGATAAAGGTAAGACGTTTGTTAAGATATTCAAGGTATTTGAGGCGGCAGGATATTACGTGAAGGTGGTATTGTTAAATTCATTGTATTATGGATCACCGCAGAGTAGGGAGAGGGTGTTGTTTTTGGGGAGTAGGGATAAGATAGAGTATTCGATACCTGAGATCGTGGATGATAGTCAGAGGTTTAAGGACGTGGTTCAAAAGGACGAGAGTGTTTATAAAGAGATAAAAGATACGGAGAGGAATAATAATAAAATTGAGCAGTTATTGGAGTTTAACTTTGAACTTATTGGATCATGGGATCGGGTCGGTACACTTACTACTCAGATGGGATGTGGAGAGAAAGTAGTGCAATGGGGTGATAAGTTTAGGATGCTTACACCGGTGGAGTGTGAGAGGTTGCAAGGGTTTTCTGATGGATGGACAGAGGGGGGATCTTTATCAGCAAGATACTTTGCATTAGGCAATGCGGTGAATTGCAATGTAAGTGAGTATTTATTTAATAGTTATTTAGATAAAGTTTGGGAATTTTAAAATTATGACTGATGAACCCATTAAAAACGGTGAGAATAAGGATAAAAGAGACGAAAAAGGTCGTTTTGCTAAAGGACATGGTGGTGGTCCCGGTAGACCTAAGAGTGGACTGTCTATTACAGAGTTGTTAAAGAAAGAGCTTGAGAGAGTACCTGAAGGACAAAAGGTCAGTTATGTAGAGGCCTTTGTTAAGAAATTGCTCGGGCAGGCTCTTACAGATGGTGATCAGGCAACGCAGAAGCTTATTATGAATTATGTGGATGGGCTACCAAGACAGAATATAGACCTTGGTGTAGATCGTGAAGGGTTAGAGGAGCTTACAGAGCTGTTGAAAGCAATGGCGAATAAAAA